TACCTAAAGAAATGATTATTGATTCCGTCGATGCGGGTGTCGGCGCTTTTATCGACCTGTTCGAACTGGATCTAAGGCCGTTGGGCGGCGGAGTCATCCGGTTCCACTGCGGCGCGAATGGCTACTACGGTGATGTTATCTGGCAGGGTATCCCGTACAACAGCTACCCCATCGAGGCTACTGGCTTCGAAATGAAAAACGAAGGCGTTTATTCTCGCCCGCAAATGGCGGTGGCTAACATCGGCGGGATGATTACCGGGATGAACAACGACTACAACGACCTGTTAGGTCTGCGCGTCACCCGCCATCAGGTGGCTGTTAAGTACCTGGACGCGATTAACTTCCCAAACGGAAACCCTGAAGCCGACCCATCGATCGAAGCGGTGTCGATCTACGTTATCGAGGCGATGAGCGAAGAGAACCCCGACCAGGTGCAGTATGAACTGGCTACCCCGGTTGATGCTGACAAAGCCGTTATTCCGGGTCGCACCATCCTTGCTGACGTTTGCCAGTGGCAGTATCGCGGCGATGGTTGCGGGTACAACGGCGGGGCGGTGGCTACCGACAAGGATATTCCGACCAGCGACATATCACAGGATAAATGTAGTCACAGATTAACCGGGTGTCGTATGCGTTTTCCGCGCCCGAACCCGCTGCCTATCTCCTGTTTTCCAGGGTCCAGCAAGGTAGGTTAATCATGAACCTGAAAGAACAACTTGTTGCCTATGCCGTCGCAAATCCGTTCGAAGAGGTATGCGGGCTGGTGATAGATAACGAACGTTTTTACCCGTGCGTAAACGCGTCTAAAACGCCACATAACAGCTTTAAAATTTCAGAGGACGATTACATCAAGGCTGATGATTTGGGCGTCATAACCGCTATTTTCCACTCTCACGTCGATGATCTGCCTGTACTGTCTGCCTTAGATCGTCAGCAGCAGGTTATTTCCGGCGTACCGTGGCTACTTTACTCCGGCGGCGTTATCCGTGAATACCGCCCGGTCCCGCACCTGCTGGGACGAAAATTCATTCACGGCGTCAGTGACTGTTACACCATGTTCCGCGACGCATATCACCTGTGCGGCGTGGATCTGCCTGACTTCGAAAGAAAAGACGGCTGGTGGCTGCGCGGTGAAAACCTTTATATCAGAAACCTCCCGGTTAATGGGTTCTTCCAGATCAAGCCGGAAGAGATTCAGCCAGGCGATGTGATTATCCGTCAGCCATTCAAAGGTGCTGACCCGTGTCACGCAATGATTTACCTGGGTGACAATATGGTACTGCATCACGACCACGCTGGTGCACTTAGCCGCCGCGAACCTATGAGGCTAGCTTACGTAAGGCAAACACATTCGATTTGGAGATACGAACAATGCTCACTTTTAGATTTACGGGGAATCTGCGAAGACATTACCGCAAAGTGTGTTTGAACGTTGACACCCCCGCGCAGGGATTGCGGTTGTTAACCTCGCAGAATAGCGAGTTCAAGAAAGTTTTTTTAAATACACCGTTACGCCTTCGTATATCAGGGCGTGACTACAACGAAGAGACAGCGCCAGCCGCCGTCAATGCCAAATATCCTGACGGTTCGACCGTAATTATCTCCCCTGTTGTGGAGGGTGGCTTCGCCGGGATTGGCCTTGTTGGGTGGATCTTGATTGGCGTGTCAGTGGTGAGCGTCGCATTTTCAATCTTTATGGCGTCAAACATGAAGGTAAAAACGTCTGCTGAATCGGCGCAAGACAACAGCATCACCAACAACACCTACACCAGCACTGAAAACAAAGTAGGCCAGGGCCGCCCGGTTCCCATCTTGCTTGGCGAGATGAAGATCGGCTCTAACGTTGGGTCGCTGGGTATTGACACAAGCAACAACAAAGACGCGCTGGACGTTGTAAGTTAATAAGGGGGTTCCTATGAGCAGCGGTGGCGGTAAAGCCAAAACACCAGTCTTGTTAAACGATAACATGTATCACAAGCAGTTTTATCGCGTGCTTGACATCCTGTCAGAAGGGCCGATTTACGGTCCCGTCAATACCAGCGCGCCATTAAATAGCGTGATGCTCAATGACACCCCTATTACTGACGCGAACGGCAATACCAGCATTCCTGGCGTTAGCGTGGCGTGGCGTAATGGCTCGTTAGAACAATCTCCAATCAATGGCTTCAATGCCATTGAGTCGACAACTATGGTTAACGCGCAGGTTCGGCGCAATACTCCGCTGGTCAGGACGGTATCAGACCCCAATGTTACGCGCGTCCGCCTTAATATCGGTGTTGATTCACTGGTGTCAAGCGACAGCAAAGGGAACCAATATGAAACATCGGTGTTATTGGCTATTGACGTTAAGCCATCTTCATCCTCCACGTGGTCATACATCAAGGATGTGCAAATAGGTCCAGGCAAGATTAGCGGGGAATATCTCGAGGCGCACATCATTGATGCCCCCGCAAGCTGCCCGTTTGATATCCGCGTTCGCCGCATCACAGAAGACAGCACCAGCGATCTACTACAGAATGATACGCGATGGAGCAGCTACAGCGAAATAATCGACGATAACCTGTCTTATCCTCATACCGCTGTGGCTGGCGCGGTGATTGACCATGACCAGTACACTGATACACCTACCCGCACTTATCACCTGCGCGGGCTGATTGTTGACGTGCCTGACAACTACGACCCGGAAACACGCACATATTCCGGCCTATGGTTGGGTGGATTCAAAAAGGCATATACCAATAACCCGGCGTGGATCTTCCGTTACCTGGTTAAAAATGAACGTTTTGGCCTTGCCCGCCAGGCTGGGTACATTGACGTTGATGATGGTTCTCTTTACACGTTATCCAGGTTCTGCGACCAACAGGTCGATGACGGTTACGGCGGCAAAGAACCACGCCTGACACTTAACGCCTATATCACCGAACAGAAAAGCGCGCGCGATCTGCTTGACAGTATCGCGGGGATGTTCCGTGGTATCGCGCTATGGGACGGGCAGCGCCTGTCGGTTATGCTGGATGCACCGCAAGACCCAATTGCATCCATCACCAATGCAAACGTCGTTGATGGTGTGTTCTCACGTTCAAGTATTGCTCGCTCTGAACGATATAATGCTGTTGTTGTTTCATGGACAGACCCGGCTAACGGCTGGGAGGCTACGAAGGAATATGTATCCGATGATGCTATGATTGCCCGCGACGGCTACAACGAAACCACGCTCGAAGCGTTCGGGTGTACTTCTCGCGGCCAGGCTTACCGTGCGGGGAAATGGCTGATTGAAACAGCTAAACGCGAGCCGTCAAAATTCACGTTTAAAATGGCCCGTGACGCCATTCACTTTACCCCTGGCGACATCATAGAGATTATGGATAACAACCGCACAGGCGCGCGTTTAGGTGGGCGTATAGTTGCGAATAATGGTCGAGTCATCACACTGGATAAAATCGACTCCGATTATGTATCCCCTGGTGACACTATCAGCCTGCTTGATAGCGATGGTAAATTTAAAAAACACCAGATCACAGGCGTTAACGGCAATCAGGTTACATTGGCTGCGGCCCCAGCATGGATCCGAAACGGGACTGTATTCGCCATCTCCACTGGCGAGGCTAAACCTGTTTTGTGCCGTATCACGTCCGTAGCTGAAACAGAGAACAACAGCGTCTACACCATCGAGGCGGCACAGCACGACCCGAACAAACAGGCGGTCGTTGACTACGGCGCGGTGTTCGAGATCAACAATGACACCCTGAATCATTTCCGCGTACCGAACATTGAAAACCTCAAGGTTATGAACGTTGGTTCAGAAACCGTCCAGTGTTCAGCATCCTGGATGACGCGGACCACTACGCACCGATTAACCTTCGAGTTACGCGTATATAACGCCGACAACAAGGTTGTAGCCAGCTATGAAACGACCTCGTTCCGGTATGACTTCAACGGCATTAACGCTGGTCAATATTCGTTAGGTGTACGCGCGCGCAATGATAGCGGCATGAAAGGTGCTGAATCTATTGTCGATCTGGTTATCGGTGCACCTGCTGCCCCCGTTGGCGTTAATTGGGTTCCGGGCGTATTTCAGGCCACTGTTTACCCGTTCAGCAAAACAACGCTAACCACCGACACCAGTTATGAGTTTTATTTTGCTGGTGAAAACCAAATCACTGACCCGGCATTAATCACCACTAATGCGCAGTACACCGGGCGTGGCTATCAGTGGACGTTCGGTAATATGAACACGGGCCACACGTATTACGTGTACATTCGCACGCGCAACGCGTTCGGTGTGTCAGATTTCATTGAAGCATCCGGTAAACCAACAGAAGACTTCGACGAAATCAGCGACTACGTGACGAAAGACGTCATCGCTTCAGAACAATTTCAGGATATGATCAGCGATATTCAGGATTTAGGCGACCGTACAGAAGTTGTTGAACAGGCCACCGAAACATTGAAGGGCGCAACCGACGACCTGAAAGAAGCGACTGACAGCCTGCAAACTGCCACTGACGATCTTAAAGGTAAGACCGACGACCTGAAGAACGCAACAGACGACCTGTATCAGAAAGTTCAGGATAACGCAGAGGATATCGGCGAACATGAGGTCCGCATTGACTCCCTGGAAGTCACCACTGAAAACACTGACGCGGCACTAGCACAGGCGAAAGCAAGCCTGCAAAACGCATCACTGGCGCTGATCAATAACTCACTGGCACAGACAAACACCCGCGTTACCCTTACCGCTCAGTACAAGAAAGGGAAAATCGAAACGAAGGCGGAAATCGACCGTATTGATAACGTTATCGCAGAAGAGAAGAAAGCGACAGCGGAGTCAATGGAAACCATCAAAGCAGAAATGAATACGATGGATACCAACCTGAAAGGCCAGATTTCCAACGTTCAGCGCGCGGTGGCAGATGAATCCAGCGCCCGTGCCGAAGCCATCAGTGGTGTGACAGCCAACATTGAAAGCCTTGATAAGAAAACCAGCGCCAGCGTTGACAGACTGGATCAAGCTATCGCCGACGAAACCAGCGCCCGCACACAGGCTATCAGCGGCGTGAACGCAAGTATCTCCACGCTCGACCAGAAAACCGACGCCAGCGTGAAACGTCTTGATCAAGCAATCGCAGATGAAACAAGCGCACGCAGCGAGGCTATTAGTGGGGTAAACGCCTCAGTATCCGCGCTGGACAAGAAAACTGACGCGAGCGTAAGCCGTCTGGATCAGGCCATTGCTGACGAAACCAGCGCACGCAGTGAAGCCATTTCCGGTGTCAACGCTTCAATCAATACGCTGGATACAAAGGTTAACACCAACGTAACGCGCCTCGATCAAGCCATCGCCGACGAAACCAGCGCCCGGACTCAGGCAATGACGTCACTTGAGTCGAAGATGAACGACAATATCACGGCTAAGGTAAACACGGTATCTACCGCACTGGCAGACCATGAAAAGGCCAACGCTGAATCATTCAGCCAGATCTCAGCGTCTTTCGAAGCAGTAAACTCAAGCATCACAGAATGGTCACAGACCATGACAACTGCGGACGAGGCATTATCAACCAAAATTGATCAGTTAACAGTAACCGTTAACGGGAACACAACGGCGATCGAGACAACATCGAAAGCGTTAACCGACTTCAAAGGTAACGTTGATGCGTCATATTCAATTAAGATTGCCACCGACAACAACGGCAGAAAATACGCAACAGGTATGTCGCTTGGCCTTACTGGTAGCGGTACTGACGTTCAATCGCAGTGTATTTTCCTTGTTGACCGCTTCGTGTTAATGACTGCCGCCAACGGCACATATCAGACGCCTTTCTATGTCACTAACGGCGCAATGTATGTGCGCGAAGCGTTTATTAAAGACGCATCGATCACGACTGCAAAAATAGCACAGCAGATTCAATCAACCAACTTTGCTTCCGGTTCCGCTGGGTGGATGATTAACAAAAACGGCAGCGCGCAATTTAATAACGTAACTGTAAGGGGGACCGTTTACGCAACATCCGGCGAGTTTTCTGGGACCGTTAAAGATAAAGCATTTGAAGGTGGCATTAGTT